CTCATAACTCGTCAGTTCGGTACACATCGCTGTAATTTGCCCGCGACGAGGAACCAGTATCCCGTGAACAGGTATCACAGCAATACCCCCTGCTGGCTGAACATCTTCAGGGGATGGCGAATCATCCGGATTTAACGCCATCGTGATGGCTGGGTCTGTCACCGTTCCCTGAATGCGGGGAAGTAAAACCGCTTTCACTGCGTCCATCGTCTGCTGTGTCACATAGTGAGGAACACCGAAGACCATCTGAGCGAGGTGCGGCAGGTTAATCATTTTTTGCATATTTTCTTTTCCATCGAATGCTTAAATTCAGCCTTAAGGCATGCAGCTGCTGAATAAACAGCAGCCATAAACATCCACCCCTGATAGGCACAGAAGCTCACAAAAATAACGTCGGTCAGGACGTCATATATGCGGAATAAAAGTGGCTGCGATTTATATTTTTCCGCCATACCCTCTTTTGATTTCGCACTCAAATGAGCCAGTAAATTGACAATCCCGACAAACCACCCAATGAAATGCGGAATGTTCAGAAGGGATTCATTTCCGAAGTAAAAACTCATAACAATGCTGACGAGGACAAGTATGTCCACGCCAATAGCGAAGGAATATTTCATTAGTCAGCCTGTATTAATGATGAAGGGTTGCTTTACACTCTCGCCAGAATGGCTTCGATTTCCGTCATTTGTTGCGCTGTTGGCTTGTTATTTCCGGGCAGAATGGTCGCACTATCGACCATATTCAGAGGCGTCAGGTATTTGTCCCCTCCGGCGATGGGTGGAAGATTCTCCATGCGGCGAATGTCGTTAACTGATAACCAGCCCCACTGGCGACCTAGTGCATAAGATTCATAGCGTGACTTCTGATCCCCGCGTAGCAGGCCAGAAACATTGAATTCAATGTACAGATCACCGCGCTCGCTGGGTAAAAGCAGATCACGCATTAACGCGCCTTCATGACGCTTCAGCCAGGCCAACAGCGTGTACATCACAAACTGCAGCCCCTGGTGCTCAATGTTGTTATTCGTGGCTTTCGCCAGCATCTGCACCATATGAGGCGGGATTTTATAAAGTCGGCACACTTCCTCCACGCCCCACTGACGGGACTGCAACAGCTGCGCTTTCTCATTGTCCTGAGATAACTGCTTGTAGCTCATCCCTTCCTGAAGCAATGCAACCGAGAAGGCGTTTCTTACGCCGGAATATCTGTCCGTCCACTTTGCCAGCAGACGGTCGATAGCATCCTGGCTTTTGATCGTCGGAGCGTCTTTTGGACGCTCAATAACGCCGCTCATCGTCGTACCACGGCGAAAGACCTGAGAAGCATGCTCTTCCACAGCGAGGTTTAGCCCAAGAACATCCGCGTTCGTCTGGATTGGAGAACTGCCGATATAACCATCCAGTGAGAAAACCTTCACATGATGCATCATGCGCATTGGCAACGTTTCGCCAATTTCGGGCAGTTCATAATAGGGCATCCCATCCGGGCCTTTCAGGACAATGACCTTTTTGGGATTAACCGGGATTAATTCGCGGGGATAACCTTTCCCGTCCCTGTCGATGATCGAGTAGCAATTCCCCTCCAGACCAAGCAAGCCCTGCTGCTGTTCAAAGTATTCAAACGAGGTGTCTTTTTTGTTGGGCTGGGAATGAATCAGATCATAAACAGGGTGGTCAGTCGCCCGTTCACGGCCTCCGTTAGCGCCTCGCCTGTAAAGTTCACACGGCAGCTGCGCCACCGATTCTGCCAGAAGCGTTACACATGCCCGGACCGCCGATAACGCCATTGCGGTTTCAGGAGTGATAATGATCCCCGCCTTGCTCTGGCTGAAACTCACACCACCCAGCATCGCCTGCCAGAAACCACCACCAGACTGAGATTTACCCCGAAACATCTGGGGAATGAACATTATTCACCCCCCGATTTAGTTATGCTGACGGACATAGATTTCGCGATTAAAAAAGACCACAGCAGGCAAATCAAACCGCCAGTAATAAGCCCTGCTGCAGGTAAGATAAGCCAGGCACCGGCAGACAGTAATATGGCTCCGGCGAGGCCGATAAAAAAACTTAAAAACGTCATTAGCATGCTACATCTTCCTCGTCGTAAACGGATGAATTACTCGCCCGGCCATTCAGCATTGCACGACCTATTGCCATAAGAAGCGCCGTTGCGCCGTCAATTTTTGACTGTTTGTCACCTTTTGTTGGTCGGACTGAATCGTCGCTACCCGGTATCGTTTTGCCGATGACATTGCTGATACACCATGACAGAACAGGGTTTCCGTCATGATGGAATCGTCCACCGGCGAGCGCTGCTTCCAGCTCTTTCATTGGTGGAGACATGTTGGTGTAGTCCTGCCGGATGGAAATCGGTTCAAAACCGTTATCCTGAAGCTCATGACTGAGCGCTATTGCCCCGCTGGGGTCTATGGGGATCTCGCTGATGCGAACCTTATGTATGTCCTGCAGGTCGATAATGCTGGCCAGAATCTCACGATAATCTGCCTCTGCGCCATCAGTTGCCTCCAGAGCGTCCATTTCTTTGAATTTACGATAACGGTCAGCAGTTTTAGCTTCTTTCGGATCCGTACTGTTGATTGTATCTTCAGGCACCCAAAATTTCGGGCTTACGCAGTAGTAGTGCTTTTTGCCTTCGATTTCCCGGACAAAAACCCCAACACCGGCATTAAGGTCAAGACGGCGGGCAAGGTCCAGACCGAGGTAGTAATCCTCGCCGGCAAAATCTTCATACCGCAGAGACTTATCTTCCGCCGCCTGCCATTGCGTCATGTTGTAGTACGCCGACTTACCAGACACCCAGATATTGAGGCGTTTAGTTTTGAAGGCGTTTACCTTGCGCGGGACCTGTTTTGCGACTTCCATCTCTGCCAGCAGATCGTCATACGATATTGACACATCGAGGTTAGGATTCGCTTTAATGAAGTTAGTGGGGTCGGTCCAGTCATCCCCTTCATCAAGCTCGTAAATCAGGCCAAACAGTCGGTCGTTAGGAATATGCCCGTTGAGCATTTCCTTGACCTGTTTATCCTTGTCGTAGCATGGCGATTCCAGCGACGTTCCCGCCGTGGTGATGATTAGCGTCAGCGGCTGTGAACGTGCCCCCATGCCCAGCGTCATGGCCTCATACATGTGATCCGTATCGTGCTCATGATATTCATCAATAATCGCGCAGTGAGGGCTGTCCCCATCGCCAGGCTTCCCGGCGATGGGCGCGAACAGCGAACCGTCAGGACGAGTCAGGCTATCTACCCATACCGAGATATTGAATTTTGAGCGGAGCGATGGAAGGCGGTCCGCCATCTGCCTGGCTGGGGTGAATACCTTTTTCGCCTGCGCCATCGTAGTGGCCCCGCAGTACACTTCAGCGCTGTTTTCGCCGTCAGCGCAGAACATGTACGTGCCAATGCCTGCCGCGAAAAACGATTTCCCGTTTTTCCTGGCTACCCGGATATACGCTTCGCGAAATCTGCGCTTTTTGGTCTTTTTCGTTACCCAGCCAAAAATCGAGCTAAATGCAAACGCCTGCCAGGGTTCCAGCTTCAACTTTTGACCAGCTAAATCACCGCTGGAATGGGGCAAAAGCTGAACGAAACGGCAGGCGCGTTCCGCCAGTTCACGGTCGAATCGGTAGGGATAATCCTTATCCAGAGAGTTTTTTAGATCATTAAAATGGCGCTGGCATGCCAGCTTAATGCTTTTGCAGGCGAATATTTTCCCGTTAAGCACATCCCGCGCATACTGATTCGCCATATTGACGTTCGGGTATGCGGCCATAATAAGTCCCTAAAAATTGGGACCATCGTCCCAATCAAAATTCGTCAAATTCGTTTTCGGTTTTACTTCCAGCGAGTGGAGGCCGTCTTATCATCCGGCTATTTGGATCAAGTTTAAGAACAACGCTTAAACGAATAAGCTGTGAGATATATTTGTCGCGAGCCTTTACTGCTGCGCCCATTTTCTGCCCTCCGGCAGCTGTCTCATCACCGATCCCATCATTTTTGATTTCCTGATTAGCATCGAACAGGAGCTGCACCGTATTGCAGTATTCCATCAGCAGATAGCAATCCTCCATTTCGAACGTGCCACGGTCGATAAGGATTCGGCATGTCCGGCGCCAGGCATCAATTGCCATTTCACCAAGTAATTCATCCGGAGGGGTGACCGCACGAGTAACAGAACTGACCTGTGATCCAGTGTTGCTAGATTTCCGTCCCCCACCCGGTGAACGCATTCCTGTTCCCATACTCAACACCTGAAAAAAAGCAGCAAAAAAAAGTTTTTATTTCACACGCGCAAAAATCTACCGGGAGCGGCAGTCCTGAAGCGCGAAAGGGGGCAGAGATTTTACCCCCCCCTACCCCCTGGCCTGTGCCGGCATCAATCAAGATGAAAGCCATCATTCAGGATGCGCATTGGTAGTAGACATATAGTTAAGCCAATTAGTATTTGACTCAGGGTTAACAGGACAAGGCAACACTTTCCCTGTCGCTACGCGCATCATGTAATCAACCTGCCAAATCATATCTCTAACCTTATTTGCAGCAGTTTCGGGGTTAGTTCGTCTACTCCAGGATTTCAACGCCTCTAGCTTAAAATGAATACGCGCAATTTCATCGTCTAACCAAAGAACAAACCATTCTGGATATTCTTTATCGTTGAGCGACAGCCTCTGACAAGCCAGATGTTTTGTCCTGGCAAGGGATTCAATGTATGCAGCGTATAAGCGCCCATGCTCCGCACTTTCTTCTGGAGTTGTTGGAGGATTTAGATCCAGCATGTTCACCTCATTAGTCCAGATAAAAGTTGTCGTTCAACTGACGGCGACGACCGCTGCTCGCATTATGTGGGCAGGCATTCGAGTTATGCCCGGACTGACCGCAATAACTGCAGCGAAGATTGGCGCGACGCGATGAGCCGCCCCATGTTTTGGGGCAGTTCGCGTATGTATGAAGCTGTGAACCGCAATAAGTACAGCGGGTATAACCCATCATGACCTCCAATAAAAAAGGCCGCGTTAGCGACCTTTATATTTCATCTTCATCATCCGGCTTATTGTTTGCCTAGTTTCCTCAATAATCCGTTTGCAATTCTCAGCAGCTTCTTTTTGCTGTTTATATAACGCCTCGGCATCATAGCTATTAGCTTTCATAGTGATACTCCCAACGCCATTTCATTGGAATATCACACAGGCGTCCATTAACCAATTCTTTCTCAGTAACCCGGACTAATCGGTAGCGCAAATCCTTTACTGGAGCCATCGGAGCATTAGCCAGAAGTTCAATGTGTCCTTCTGCAATAGTCTGCCTACGCGGCATATACAGCACTTCAAGTTCGGGCGTTCCGTTTCTGTCTACATCGATGTCGAAAACCTTCGCATCATAAAGACCCCCGACCAATGGGATTTTCATTACAACCTCGTCTTAGTTGTTCGTCCGATTATCAATGGCAGGCGGTGACGATGCCGCTTTTCGGGAGCTACCCTAGCCACTGATGACATTATCATAAGCGCTCTCTTGCCGTCTTCGCCCTGTGACATTCCCAGCACAACGACTCAAGATTAGAATCGTCATCAGTGCCGCCATGAGCTTTTGGAATGATGTGGTCAACGCTGGTCGCTTTCTTCGCTATCTTCTGCCGGCGATGGTTCTGACACAGATATTGATCACGCTGTAGGATACGCGCCCGTATGATTTCCCAGGGCCGACCGTATCCACGTTCCTGCCTGCTCTTACCTGCCTGATAGTTACGCCAGCCATCACCGGCATGCTGCTGTCGGTGCTGTTCACAATATCCACTGGCATCGTTAGTGATTGCCGCGCATCCTTTGTGTCGACAAGGGCGTTTAGCGCGTGGTGGCATTCTTATTTTCCAGCACATCAAATGCTGCTTTCACGGCCTGAGCTAACTCAACCGCCGTAGAAGAAGCCATATTGGGTGAAACGGTGTGTAGGGTATTCTCAAGTACTGTGCTCAACGTTTGCTGTTCAATGCTGCCGCTGCTCTCTGTGGAGCATAAAGTTGCCACTCCGTAATAAGGTTCTGCTCCGTCACGAATAGCATCAGATAAAACTTTAAATACCGAGCTTGATTGTATTTGTTTTTCAAGCGCTGTAAGTGCAGCCTGTGCATCGCTGGTGTCGATCGCTATTTTAAAAGTGGCTAAATGCTGTTTGGCATCTTTTCTTTCCCGCCATGCATTAATTATTTGAGATGGTTTGTCTACCAGCAGCACGTGATAATTTCCTGAATAGGATTTAGATATAGCCATTAACCATGTATAGCTATTGATAATATCAGTAGACACTTCATCGTCGTGCTCGACCAGGGTATCCAATTTCTTAATCAAAAAGGCTAACTCACCCTGCATAAAATCATGGAGCCATTTCTGTTCAGGGACGGTTTCAATACCTTTTATAAAGTCACTGATAACAACAAGTTTATGGCTGTTCAAAAATTCTTTGGCTTTCATTGGCTTTTCCATTTTTAAAGGGAACGGGCGAACTGCGTATGTAGACGCTTGTCCGGTCTGATGATCAAGATTTCGTAGATATTCTGATGAGGAGAAAAAAGCGTGCGACCGTGGTCGCACGGAAGCGGAACACTACTTTTAGTTGGTGCGTTATTGACTGCGGCCCGCACTCTTTAAATCAGATTCGAATGCCTGAATGGCGCTGGTTGCTGAGGAAATAAATGCTGCGGCTAATGGCGCTACTATCGCGTTGCCATAGGCGCGCAATTGGCCCACTCTACCGGCAACCCCATGAGCCAACGGGAATGATGTGGGTTCAACTGGCCTCCACTTTCCATCCTGGCAGAAGAGCCAGTCAGTATCTCGCCAGAATGAGTCAACCGGCATGGGCCGTAAGGGATGGTTAATGTCTGCAATAGGTTCTGCAGTTCTTTGTGCTCTGGCCAGCTGGCCAGTTGCGAGGTTACATCCAGGCGGTCGGTGGATAATTTCCCGTTCCGGATCCTCCCGCCTACATAGCCGCCTTTGCTGTCGCTGGCTGTTGGGGTGTTCCATCCGGCAAGTACCGCTACATCCTGCAGGTTCGACTGTCTTCCTGCTGCTTTCCTTGCCATTATTTTCAATACATCTTTTATCGCTGTTTTGGTATTGCTGGCTGTAGTCGTAGGCCATCCAGAAGAGTCGTTGTCTGATATGCGGCGCACCGACGCTCGCTGCGCATGTATCAAGCGCCGCAACGGCATATCCCGCATTTTCCAGGTCAGTTTGTACAGTTGAGAACCACTCGAGGCCGTCCTTGCTTGAAACCTGTTCACCAAATATGACTGGAGGGCGGCACTCTTTAACGAGTTGGAAAAACACTGGCCAGAGATGTCGCTCGTCTTCAAATTTTCCTCCTTTCCCTGCAGAACTCCAGGGCTGACAGGGCAGGCTTGCTGTCCATACAGGGCGGCTATCAGGCCAGCCCGCTAAACGCAGGGCATAACTCCATACACCAATCCCGGCAAACCAATGACACTGCGTCTTTCCAATAACATCCGAAGGAACTACTTCAACAATTGAACGCTCATCAACAACACCATCGGCAATTAAACCATTTGCGATCAAGTTATTTAGCCAGGTTGCTGGGTATCCATCTATTTCATTGTAAAATGCGCTCATTATTCCCTTTATT